CATAGTTTACTCCTATAAAGCTATGTCAGGTGAGCTTTCACTTGTTATGTACATAATTGCAAATGTCATTGTCATAACTGAAATAGGTTGCTCACCTTCTCCATTGTAATCTATTTCAGTACCTTCTAAAAAACAATCCTTAGCCAAACCATTTAAAGTTGTATCTGCTGCTAGTGCTGATTCAACTTCTTTAGCGATGGTATCTATAGTGTCATCACTATTGGCTGTAGCTTTAACATAGGCTTCTATATTTAAAGATAAAATTCTTTCCATTGTCCTGGAAGATCCAATAACTATTGGTTGAGATTCTTCAGACTTGGTATAAATAAGCAAACTTGGTGATAAATTTGCAGATAAAGGATAAACCCTGGATTGATAAACCCTAGATCCAGTTGTAGTTAATCCTGTTAATGTAGTGCCAACCTGTTCTCTTATTTGTTGTCTAAGATGGTTAGCCATTATTGTTCCTCTAATATTAAAAGTGTCATACCTGTATTATCAGGTTGAACTCCTACAACCTTGTATGATGTTTGAACTTTGATAGTAGTACCATCAAGATTAGTAATGGCATTGACAACCAAGTCATCGCCATAAGCAGCGTTAGGAACATCAGTTGTTTTGCAATGAGCCATAGGCTGAGATCCTTCAACATCTATACTTTCACCAGGTATAGAATAATATTGTTGATCCATGATAATTTTAATTGATGATGCAGAGCCACCTGAAGGAGTATAAGTAGCTGCAATACCATGCCCATAATCAGCATCCAGGTATCCATCAAAATCTGCATCAAATTCTAAAGCCATTATTTACTTTTCTTTTTTGTTTTCTTAACAGCTTTGTCTTGAACTTCTTTAGTTTCGTAATTTAATTCTTGTGCATGACCGCTAGAGATAGATTGTCTAGCTTCAGCAGAAGATACATTAACTACATCGCCTTCGTATTTTGGCACACCTCTAATGTGGCATGTTTTTAAAATTCTAATTTCCATAATTCCTACCTTAAAAAGTGGGTGGGATTTCTCCCACCCTAGTTACAACATTAAGAAGCAACGATATCTTTGATATAGCTGAATCCTTGTCCATGTCTAATTGCAACATCCATATCCTGGAAGAATGCAAGGCGTGTTCCGCCACTTGTAGACAATGAAGCTGTGTCAACAACCACATCAACACCTGACCAAAAACCAAGCATTAATTGTGAAAAGTCACCAAAGATCAAAGCAGAAAGTGCTGTACCAGTACCTTTTGTTAGATCTGAAGGAACTAAAGTTGTTGAGTTAACACCATAACCAAGCATAGTGTTATTAGGATCAAGAATGAAGTTACCTTCAACACCTGAAGCCTGTTTTGCAACAGTTCTTAAAGCAGCAATAACTTTTGGATTTGTTAAGAAAGCAGGATTATCTCCAATGATAGCATTGTCAATTTCTACTTCTTTAACTAGGTCTACAATCTTAGAATAAGTGATTGCACCACCATTAGTACCAATAGCAACTGTAGCAGCATCATTATTTGAAAGAATACCGCTAGGCTCATTTGATCCGCCACCTTCAATACCAACTTCGTCAATTTTTCTTGCGAAAGTATTAACGATATCGTTTCTTAGAACTTGCTCAACAGATGGATCTGATTGCATCATTAGCTTTCTAGAAACATCCACATAGCATGCAAGTGTCTTTGGAGACATTTGGACTTGTCCAAAAACAGCAGCACCTTCAGTTGGAGCAGATCCTTCAGCTACAAATCCTGCATTAGATGTAGAAGTTGTTAGCTTAGGTATTGAGATATCACCTTTAAGACCTGAGAGTACCTTTGCGCCAAGTCCTGTTAGGGTTAATCTTGCATATAGAGCTTCAATGAATTGATCAGCTAGGTGATCTGTGCCAACAAGGTATCCACCTTGTGAATCAGTACCAACTGTTTGATCTCTTTGTGCCCATCTTAAATCAGTTGGCACATAGAAACCTCTAGCTTCTTTACCGCTTCTTTTAGCGATTTCATCTGAAAGTTCTCTTTCATATCCTGCTTGTCTCCAGTCACCTGTAGCAGCAGCGTTAATTGCTTTGAGTAAAGAGTATCTTCTTTTCTCTTTAGCGTTTAAGCCCAAATCAGCAGGAGCAGTTTCTAGTGGCTTATCATTAGATATTTTATCTAAAAGTACACCTCTAAATTGCTCAATGCTCATGCCATTAGCAATAGCATTTTCTGCAAGCTCTCTTTGATTGTGGTGTTTACCAAGATCAAGGATTTCTTTTGCAGATTTTAATGCTTCTGATCTAGCTTTTGCATTTTCTTCTGATCTGATAGCTTTTTCATCAAAATTTTTAATTTCTTCTGACATAATTTCTACCTTTGTATTATTAATTTGTTTACTACGACCAACGCCAACCCATCTTGAGGTATCAGCAGGAATGCTTACAAGACTCGCTTCAAGCGGTGTCCAGGAAGTTGCCAAATAATACTCTCTGTTTTGATCGTCTTTAGTTCGTTGTAATTTGTTTACCATATAGCCAACACTGATATTCTGTCGAATACCTGCCTTGACATCCTCAAATATCTCGGAAGCTAGTTGACCTTTCCCAAACTCAACTAATGCCACTGTCCTAGCGTTTTCTTCATCAAGATAAAATTCTCGCACCACACCTATCTGCTCATCGTGATTGTGCCCCATAAGTAAAGGTGCTCTTCCTGAACTCATAAACTCCATGTCTATATGTTCAGCTTTGTGACTCAGAACTTCCATACCAAAACTTCTTTCAACTGGCTGTTCTGAACTGACTCCAATTCGCACTAAACGCTTTTCTTCATCAATTTTATCGGCTCTTGATAAGTCAATAGTTCTATATCTGATTTTCTCATCTATAGATCTTTCCTCATCTTCGTGCCATGAGTTCTCTTCAACAAACTCGGTTTGTTCATAAGATTCCTCATCATCATTAACATCCTCATGTTTGCTAAATTCAATAACAACTTTGTTATCATCTTCAGTAACATTAAGGATGTGTCTATCTTCTTTTAACATAGCCTTCTCCTCGTTTGTTAATAAAGGATGTTTTTCAATTTCCTCATCGGAATTGAAACTTTTAGTGTTCTCTTCTATAGCTTCTTCAAATTCTATAGGATCAAACTCATGTTCTTTTAGCCAATCTCTCGCATCTTCTGCTGTATATCTATCAGCATCAAATCTAATGGCTTGTAATTCTGATTCGCCATCTTTGATTCCATAGATAGCATCTATACCATTACCAAGTGCATCATTTTCTCGTGCAAAAGAATCGTATTGCCCTGGATCTGTTAGCCTGGCTGCATGTTCATTTGGATATGGCTTAGCTTCTTCGTATGCTTTTTCTTCTTTCAATCTTTCTACTATTGCTTTAGACCAGGTAAATCCTGGATCACCGCCCCACAATGCCCAAGCAATTCTTCCATTACTTGGATATCCATCGCCACCTGGTCTAAATCCCTCAGCTTCTTTATCTACTTCATGCCTGGAAAAGAAGCTGTACATTCTCTTAACTACTTCTTCGCTCAGAGTTTCACCATTAACAATTTGCCTGGCTCTTACAGCACCAACCCTAGTTCCGCCACGCCCATATTCTTCACGCCAATCTATGCCCTTTTGAGCTTCTTCTTTCATACCTGCTGTTGGTTTATAAGTCGGCATCGTCACTACCTGTGCCTACAACACTAGCTTCAGTAGGCATCTTCGCCCCAAATGGTTGATGGGCGGTCTTTATATTATATTGTTCAGCAAGTTTCTCTTCTCTTTCATGTTGCTCAAACAATTCTTCTACATCCCTGCCATAATTTGCCTGGATGTCCTGGTAAGTAACGATGCCATGACTTAAACCAGTAACATTAGCCATCATTTCTTTTTGTGGATCTACCCATCCCCAGGATCTAGGAATGAAAGTAGTATTATCCGCAAACTTATCATATTTATTGATAGGTAGAGGAATTGCATTTCTGAGAATAGCCTGGGAAAGCCATTCTCTATAAACTGGCTCAATAAAGTGTTCAATTACAAACTTTTGTAGCATTTGGAATTGTGCTCTATCTTCTAATGAGCCTGCTCTTAAAGAAGAGTAGTTTACAGAACTCAAATCATTACTTAATGAATGATATGAAATATTTAAACCGCTTGCGATGCTTCTTAGCACTGAAGTAGTGAAAGCATCAAAAGCTGTTGTTGGGTGGTTAGGATCAAATGGAGTGAATTGCATTCCATTTGGTAATTGTTCAAATGTTCCAGGCTCGGCATTCATAATTGGCATATAGTTATCTTCCATATCATCGCCAACAAACTGATCTCCGCCTGGAGAAGTAAAGAAGCCCATCTTCGCACTTGAAGTCCTGGCTGCAACGAGTTCTGATTCATAATATGCATTTAGCATACGAATATTGCCCATTACTGAAGCAGTAAAAGGCACTCCCCT